TTATACCAAGCGAACAAGGCCGATGATCGTACTGAGAGAGCGGATGTCGGACTTGGGAAGGTGGAATGGCTTGAAGCGTGGGTTTTCGGAAATACAGAGGATGGATTCTTGATCGTCTTCTGCTTCCTCCACTCGTTTGACGAGGGCACCCTGACTGGTGTCGAGGACGTAGATGCCACCCCATTGGAAGAAGAGTATGTCGGAAATTTTACGGCAAGCGATGATGTCGCCATTCTCATAGAGGGGGTGCATGGAGTCGCCTGAAACCCGGATGAGAAAGTTTGCCCCCTTCGCCTCAAACTCCGGGATTGAGTAGTGTTCGCAGTTTTCCATATATACGCCATCATTGTCGGCGGATGGAAAACCTGCCACGGCATCTATGGGAATAAGAGGGATGCCCCTCCGCTTATTGGAGGATTTGGGAGGTTCGGCAGACCTCTTATGGGCTTCTATTGGCTTGTCGAGGTCAGATTTAAGCATATTCCCTGTGCCTGTGAGGAGCCATTCGGAAGAGAGGTCTGTGTATACTGATAGGATATTTTCTATTTTATCAGAACCTATTGCTCCCCTGTTTTTCAAAGATTTTCCGAACGAGGCATTAGACATACCTATACTTCGCTCAAAGGCAGCTATTGTAATGCCCTTGCAATCGATATATTCCTTTATTCTTTCTAAAATCATAGCCTGGCTTCTATTAAATTTTACAGAAAAATAGGAAATAATCTCATGTTTATTTGGTTTATATTAGAAAATATCCTATCTTTGCAACGTATTCCATTAGGAAACGCGCCCAAAGATACGAAAAAGGGGCGAGGATTAAGAATAGTTTTACAATAAAATGAGTGAGATTATGAAGAAGACAAGAAGAAACGCAAGGGGCTATGATAGCCAAGAGAAGTATGCGGAGTCGTTGAACGCCGCACGGAAGAATGCCAGTTCTTCCCGATTCCGTGCGTGTAGGAGTCATGATGTGTCCATAGACTATAAGGGTATATCGGAACTGCTGGACGAGGTGATTCTGAAAGCGGCAGAACTGAAGGCAGAGTGTGCCAAGCCCAATCCGAGGGAGTGGGCTGTCTGCGACCTGCTGGAAGAGGATATTATGGGAGCATTAGAGCAAGTCCGCTCTCTTGTCTATGCTGACTGCAGACGCATGATAGAGTTGCACCGTTTGGCTGGCAGGAGATGTCCTGGGTTTAAGCTCAGCACTATTCAGATGGATGACTTGTGCCCACCTCGTATTCGGGTCGGCGTTTCATCTTCTGAATGTCCTTGAATACGGAATGGCGGTAAGGAACAAGCCGTGGAGATTTTTTCTCCATAAGTGCATTCTCAAGTTGGTCGAAGCTATCCTGAGAAAAGTGTTCAAGGAGGTTGACATACTCGGTGTACCATTTAGGCCACGTTTGTGGGGCTTCCTCCTTGATAAATTTTAAGATCATGTGATTCATGACCGACTGTTTGACTTTCATCAATTCAAGCTGGACGTGGATTTCGTCGATGTAGTTCGACAGACTTTCCATTTTTTGAGCATGGTTCATAAGCTGAAATATTAAAAAGTAAAAAATATAATTGGGTATAAAGTTAGTGAAAATAAATGGATTAAATAAGTGAGATTATGAAAAAGTACATTCACATTCAGAAAGCGGACCGCGAGTTTATCGCGACGGCTTTTGACATTACCGAGCGCACGATATTTAATGCGACTCATTACACGGATATGAACGAGGGCACCGACCTTATGAAGAAGATACGCATGCTTGCCTTGCAGCGAGGTGGTATTGTGATGGTTGAAGCTCCAGAGTTGGAGGTGCTGCATGATGCTGACGGCTATATGCGGCATTACCTTGGTGATGTGTTGCTTGAGTTTGATAAGAATGGCGGTTGTTGCGACGTGTACAAGAAGGGCGAGAAAATACGCCACTATGACGATGTGATGCTGACCGACATTCAGGGCATTCAGGACTGGGCAGCAACATTGTCTGTGCAGACTGCCGGCTGCGCTCACCAATCAGAACAAGTTCCATTGACTTCGCTTGCACGGCAGTTGAGATAAGGAGGGGCAGTAATGGAATATTACGGTAATAGACTTTGCATATCCTACCACGAGCTTGTGGAGAGCGGCATCATGACCGAGCCAAATTATAAATATAAGGCTTGGAAAGGTCAGATAGACGTTATTCGTCAAGGTAAAGGGTTGGGGAATTACGCTCTGATTGCCGTAGACAGCCTTCCTACCAAATACAAAGAAGCGGTTGAGGACAAGTACGGCAACGGAGCCGAAGTGATTCTCACTGGCTGGATTATGTCAAACTACGAACTGGATCAAGCTGCTGTTGCTTTCTTCCATGATCGCTCGAAAACAGGTTTAGATCTTACGGCAGAAAAGGCACGGGAATACATCATTAATGCTTCTGTACTGAACTGCTGCCTGTGCCTGTATGAAAACTCGAAAGCAATCAAGCGGACGATGGGTGAAAGATACGACTGGGACAAGATGTCTACGGCTATAAAGATATTGCGTGAGGAACTTGGGCACACGCTCCCTGCCAGCACGTTGCGTTTCAGAAAGAAAGCTAATCTGTACAAGAGTAACGGCTACATCTCTCTAATCAGTGGCAAGTTTGGCAACCAGCACCGTCGGAAGGTGGACTACAAGACAGAACAGCTTGTATTAAGTATCAAGGTACTCCCCAATCAGCCTTATGGCAGTGACGTGCATAAGATGTACATCGAATTTCTGTGCGGTGAGCTTGACGTGTGGGATTTAGACACCGGTGAGCTGTTCAATCCCGATGATTTCACGGATAAGAACGGAGATCCAAATGAACTTAGCGAAAGCACTATCCGGAATATCCTTAACAAGCCAAGTAACAAGCTTAGAATAGCCAAAGCCTTGAAGAGTTGGGATGCGTTTTATCATGAAGACATGCCTTATATGCATCGTCATAGTGGTGAGTTCTCCCTCTCCCAAATCACGATGGATGATGTGGATTTGCCTCGTCGCATGAAAGGCAATGAATACGTACATGCGTATTACGCATACGATGTAGTGAGCCAATGCCGTGTGGGAATAGCTTACGGACGCAAGAAGGATGACAGCCTTGTGGTTGATTGTTTCAGGGACATGTTCCGACTGATAGAGAAGAACGGCTGGGGTATGCCTGCCGGCATTGAGGTGGAGCAGCACTTGATGAGCAAGTATAAGGAGGGCTTCTTAAAGGCCGGGGAAGTTTTCAGAAACGTATATTTCTGTGCGCCCCAGAATTCACAAGAAAAATATGCCGAGGCGTTGAACGGTGCATTCAAGACCACAGTAGCCCACAAAAACCACGAGGGTATCGGGCGTTGGCATAACAAGGGTGCCCGGCGTGTGTTCCAGAAAAAGGTGAGCGACAGTGATAATCATACCTGGGAGGACAAGAAGTACTATTCCTTCGAGGAACTTGTTGCCGATGACCGCCGGGATTGTAACGAATGGAACAACATGCCACATCCAAATCAGAAGAAATATCCAGGTATGACCCGTTGGGACGTACTCGTGGCAAGACTAAACCCAACGCTTCGCCCCTTGGATAAGTTGACACTGAGTCGGTATATAGGCGAATGTGTGGAAACGAGCATACGGCGGAACTCCACTGTCAAGGTAGCGTACGAGAACTGGTGGATAAGCGGTCCTGAGGTACTTGAACGCCTTGAGCCTAACAACTATAAGGTAACAGCCTGCTACCTGCCCGATGAGGAGGGGAAACCCACGGACGTGTTCATCTATCAAGGAGACAAGTACATTGACAAGTTGCTTCGAATAACGACCTACAACCGCGTGCTGGCAGAGCAGACCAAAGCAGACGAGGAAGCATTCATTGAGCAACGCAAGTATGTGTCGCACTTTGATAAATACCTTCGCGACAATGCCATCGTCAAGGTTGGCAAGGCTTGCGTCGAGGAGGCATCTTTCTCAGAAGAGGAGTCTCTTGAGCTGCCGCAAGTGCAATCACATGAAGAAGAGCAGGACTACATTCCTGATATAGATTACAGCAAAATGGGATTAGAAGCCTATTAAAATAACATTATAAACGCGTTCAGATTATGATTACAGAAGAGCAAAAACAGAAAATACTGGTAGCGGTGAAACTGAACCGCACCAACTATCCGAGTGACGCCAAGCACGCAGCAAGTCTTGGTATTAGCACGTCGGTGTACAGTGGCATCAAGAACGGTCAGACAGAAAAAGCGTTGAGTGACGCCAACTGGATAGGTATTGCGCGCCGCCTTGGTGTGACCCTTCGTGGCGAGATAGATTGGAAACCAGCCAAGACAGCTACTTTTGAGTATATCACGGCTCAGTTGGAGTTTTCACAGCAGTCGAGCCTTAGCGGCATTATGTGCGACATGCCCAACATTGGCAAGACCTTTACGGCCCGCTACTATGTGGCACACCACCGGAATGCAGCCTACATCGACTGCTCACAGGTGAAGACGAAGCTGAAACTCATCAGAAAGATTGCCTCCGAGTTTGGTGTTGACAGCAAGGGAAGATACTCTGACGTTTATGATGACCTTGTATACTACCTGCGTAGTATTGACACTCCTCTGATTATTTTGGATGAAGCTGGGGACCTGCAATATGAGGCTTTCTTGGAACTCAAAGCCTTGTGGAACGCCACCGAACGGTGCTGCGCATGGTACATGATGGGTGCCGACGGACTGAAGGAGAAAATGAACCGCTCGATAGAGTGCAAGAAAGTAGGCTATACCGAGATGCTCTCACGATATGGCGACCGATACAGTAAGGTTACACCAGATGACGGCAAGGAGCGTGAACACTTTCTCAAGGAGCAGGCAAGGGTTGTTGCCAAAGTAAATGCGCCCGAAGGCACTGACATCGCTCAGATTGTGCGCAAAACAGGCGGTGGTCTGCGAAGAGTGTATACAGAAATAGAAAAACTGAAGAAAGGCGCATAATGGCGAAACGAGCGTACAGTCCGAAAGAGATAGCAGCCAAGAAATGGGTGACCTTGCCTTGGGGTGCGCAGTGGAGTGATCCGTTTGGTTTTCCTGCTGAGAATGCCTCATGGTTTATCAGCGGCGCGAGCGCACAGGGCAAGAGTTCATTCGTTATGCAGTTGGGGAAGGAACTTTGTAAATATGGTTCTGTTCTCTATATGAGCTACGAGGAGGGTGTGAACCAAAGTTTCCAACGCCGAATGAACTACCTTGGTATGAATGAGGTACAGGGTAAATTCAGAGTAGTTGTTGACGATACCATCGAAGAGCTTGCCGTACGTCTTTCCAAGCCCAAATCTCCGAAATTCATCATTGTGGATTCCTTTCAAGTAGGCTGTGATGACAAAGGATGGACGTATCCCGACACCGTGTCACTGATGAAGCGATTTAACCGTAAGTGCTTTATTTTTATCAGCCAAGAGGATAAGAGCGCACCAACAGGGAAACCTGCACGACGTCTGAGGTATATCTGCGATATGAAAGTACGCGTGATTGGTTACAAAGCCTACTGTTTGGGCAGGTCTATCGGTGAAGCGGGAAAGTATTATGTAGTGTGGAAAGACGGAGTAATCAAAACAAATAATGACACCAAGTTATGAGTAAAGAAAGACGGATAATTGAGATTGCCCCAGGGACGATGAGCCCGGGTGGACGCATGGCAGACTGTATTGAGAGCAGAGGACACAAGTGTCCCTATTGTCAAGGAAATGGATATCATTGGCAAGAGGACGAATGGCAGGAACGCTATAAGAAGGAATGCCCGATATGTAAGGGCAGCGGCAGGCTCAATGCCGTGATAACTATTGAGTGGAAAGCGGAAGAATAGCAATGGAAAGAAATAAATACAGCAAGGTGGTGCCATGATAGATTGTAGAGATTATAAGAAAGGCCGTTGCCTCGGAAACTGTGACGGCATGGGACATTTCCAATGTGACGAATGCAAGTGGCGAAAGCCCAAAAAGAAAAGAAAAGCCGAAGAAGAAAAGATAATATGAGACAGTTGAGATATTATTCTATGATACCGAACGACAAGCCGGAGTGGTTGTTGCGACTACAGATGGATATAAGTCAGTATTACAGTATCGACGATTCGGATGACGAGCGTGAATATTGGCGCGGTCTGAAGGATTATGTGGATGCGAAGATATGGGAGATGTATAACCGGCGTGATGTGAAGTTGAGGAGTGATGTGGCATCGGTACTGGCGACCGACGAAGGCAAGACAGTACTTCATATCAAGCGCAATGGCAAGATTGTACAGATATATTTTAAAAGACAAGTGATATGAGAAAATTTTTTGAAACATTGAGAAAAAAACTGCAGGTATGGCACGAGCGGCGTGCGGAACGTATTGAGGCGGAGCGGCAGGCTCAGCTCGATGTGGAGGCGCGCAATGCTGTGCAGGTAATGGAGTTTAACGGCGAGCTGTACGCCTGCGTGAACGGTGTACCCCTGTTCGGTGTCAGCGACATCAACGGCACTTTACCAGAGTGTGTTGCCAAAGCCCGCCAGAATTATAAAGACTGGAAGGAGGAAAAGCTATGGGAACGGAACGGAATTACGCGCGTTTCTACTGTCTGTTGAAGAAGTTGCCTGGAGCAGACAAGGAGACGCTTGTATCGAGCTTCACGAACGGACGAACGCTGCACCTGCACGAGATGAGTGCGAAAGAATATGCCGCCATGTGTGCATCACTGGAGGAACATACCGGCTGGAGAGTGCAACTGAAGAAGAAACGCAGCCTGTGTTTGAAGCTCATGCAACAGGCTGGCATTGACACGACTGACTGGCAGCGCATCAACGATTTCTGCCGCCACCCGCGGATAGCCGGAAAGGTGTTCAGGCAGCTGAGCTTGGCAGACCTTGACTCGTTGCAGACAAAGCTGCGCGCCATCATGCGCAAGGGTGGTCTGAAACCACACACGACACGGGAAGAGCAGAAAAGTATGAACTCATTTGTTTATGTCCCTATGGGCAATATAGCGGAATGTTAATGAATATGACACCAAGACAATTTGTAAAGCGTGCGATGGAGCACATCCGTGAACTCGGCAAGGAGATGAGCAATGAAGAATACAGTGACTTCTTGGAGGATCTGTCATACGAGCTCGAGACCGAACGTGAAGATGTGAGCTGGCAGGCATTGACCAGCGAAGGAAAATTTATTTAAGAACCTATTAAAAATATTGTTATGAGAACAAAATCAAGCATATGGTTTGAAGTGAAGCTGCGCTATGACAAAGTGCATGAGGATGGGTACGAAAAGAAAGTGACTGAGAGTTATGTGGTTGAAGCTCTTTCATTCGGAGAGGCTGAAAAGACAGCTATTGAATTCCTTGGCGGCTATGTGTCCGGAGAAATTCAGGTTGTAAACATCAACCCGATGAAATTTCGAGAAGTGTTCTTCAACGAGCAAGAGTCATGCGACCGATACTACAAGGCCATACTTCAGTTTATCACCATTGACGAGCAAACGGAAAGAGAAAAGCACACTCAAGTTTACTATCTGGTACAGGCTTCTTCTTTCGACAACTGCAAAGACTCTATCCGAACGATTATGGACGGCACCATGGTAGACTATCAGATTGCTTCAGTATCAGAAACCAAGGTTATTGATGTGATAGAACACGAGTTATCAACCCTATAAAAAGAAAAGACAATGGCAACAAGAAAAAAGAAAGTAATCATCACCGGTGTGAGCAGAGAAGCCGCCGATGAAGCGTTTGCAACCTACGCTAAAAGCGATGCACAGGTACAGAAAATCAATGCGGACATTGAGCTGCAGTGTGCGAAGGTGCGCGAGAAGTATGCCGACAAGTTGGCTACGCTGACTGCTGAAAGAGACAATGCGTTTGACACGCTCCAGTCGTTTGCCACGGAGAACCAAGCTGAGCTGTTTTCCAAGAAGAAGAGCCTTGACATGGCTCATGGCACGATCGGGTTTCGCACTGGGACACCGAAGTTGAAGACGCTGAAAGGCTTTACTTGGGCGAGTGTGCTGAACCTTGTGAAGAGTTTCCTGCCCAGCTATATCCGCCAGACGGAGGAGATTGCGAAGGACAAGCTGCTTGCCGATCGTGAGGTGGAGGTGCAGCTTGGCGGCGGTGACCCTGAGAACCGTGGCTATCGTCCCCTTCGTGAGCAGATGGCGGCGTGTGGCATCCAGGTGGTTCAGGACGAGGCCTTCTATGTTGAACCTAAGAAGGAGGAGACGGCATGAAGCGCGAAGTGAGGCGACCTCCGCGGGTGTCGTTTTGCCGCAGGTGCGTGGGCACCGGTGTGTGGCGACACCTTATGGATGACGGTACGCCGTTGACGGAGCCTTGCCCCCAGTGTGAGGGCAGTGGCTGGGTGACGGTGAGTTCAGTAACGGAATATGACATTAGGCCTTACAAGCCAAAGAACATGTAGTATATGCAGAAGCGACGCGGAGTAAGTTACAAGAAACGTGTAGAGGAGATAAACAGGATATACGATCAACATGCCAGAAGCGGAATTTCCAACCGTGAGATATGGCGACGATACATATATCCTGTGTATGCCATTACTGAACGTACCTTTTATAATATACTCAACGCGAGCGCGGAAAGTAAGAATAAGATAGCTGACGATACCCGTCAGCTATTGCTCTTTGATTTTGACAACGACAATGGAAAATGATTTACAAATGAAACAGCAATGAGAAAGGAATTATACACAGCCATTGTGGCGAAGCTCAAGCAAGATGTTCCTGAGGTTGTACATATCGACCTGTGGAACCATAATGTAGAATTTATAGAGCAAGAGGAGGGCTGGGAGCGTCCCGCCGTGTTCGTGGAGATTGGTACTATCAGTTGGTCGCCGTTTCATGGTAAATGGTTGCGTGGTAACGGTCAGGTGCGCATACATGTGGTGACTGACTGGCTGGAAGGCGGTCAGCATGCGGCCTGGAGTTTAAGCGACAAGATACGTCAGGCACTTACAGGTCTTTGTGGAGACAGTTTCAACGGTATGGAACTTGTGACAACTGATACAAATCACAACCACGAAGACATCCTGGAGAGCATAGACAGTTATGATGTGAGATACCTGCTGGAATGACGGGGTTTTTCATCACAAAGCCGCGACTGATGATTTTCCGTCGCGGCTTTGTTCATTATGTTCGGTGAGACTATCAAGTGAAGTTTTACTCTTATGTCTTCATATATTAAATACTTCTTCTCTTTTTATTGATACCTCTGTTATCCGTTAAAGGCTTTTAGTCTAACACCACCACTTCCGTTGTCTTCCCAGGGACAGAGCAGGTACCAACGACATCCATCCCATTGAGTCCTGTATATGGCGACAGCACGTAGCATCACGTTATTTGGAATATCAACCTGACAATATTTGAATGGCGTGATGAGAGGCATCCAGAAAGAAACTGTACTCCCTGTGTTGTTGAAAATGTTTGATGTGACACCGTTCATTCTTTCCCTCCCTCCAAAGAACCCATAGTCCTGGCTCCAGTTTTCTAACACCCAGCTCAGGCTCTTACCATTTTTCATTTCTTTTTTGGATGCGTATGCTTCGAATGGCTGCGCTATCTTCATCCCATAAATCTCTGTGGCATCAATCAATTCCGTATTTAACTTCCCGTTCTCATCCACCAAAAGCGTCTGCTTTCCCCTGTTGTTCTGCACCTTAAAGTTGTCAGCCGTAGCGGTGAACTTCCTGTTCTTGATGTCAAAGCCACCCGCTAACAGCGCTTCCACCGTGCCGTCGTACGCACACCATGGCGTTGCCATGTCGCCCTCCTCCAGCTTGGGGCGACAAAGCCAAAGCTCACACTGCGCACCCTCTTTCTCATCAGCAATACAAGCAAGGAACAAGCTACTCATCTTTTTGCTCGATCCGCTATCGAACACATAACGCACACGCTGCCACTCGTCAATGTCAGCTTTGTCGAAGTAATGCTCCTTGTACAGAAAGCCGCCAAAGTTGTATCTACCGTCATCCGATGAGCAGTCTATATACATGCATCCTTTCTTTCCATACGACTTGAACTTCACCCATACGGATATGGTATATTGCGTGTTCGGCTTCAGCGGCACATCATGCCAGCTGATGTTCGTCCACTTCGCCCAGTCATCACGCTCGTACACGTTCTTGATGCGTATGGCATCCGCACCAGCCAAACCACCGCCTTTGAGGTATTGAAAATATTCTGCATCACCTACCTTTATCTCACTTAGCCCTACGCCCAAATGCTTCTGAATGGCTCTCTTGTTGGTGGTGTCAACTCCATCGAGGTCGAAATCGCTTCCCCACAGCAAGTTAGCATTCACGCAACTACTCACCTTCATCGCTATGCCCTCTGCTGTCTGCTCCAGCTCCGAACGGCTCATCTTGTCTTTTACCTCAGTGCGAAAATGGTCTATCGTGGTTTCAAAACCGCTCACCTTACCATCAAGCGAGCGCACCGTTCCAGAGATGCCGTCTATCTTCCCATTTATCCCATCTATTCTCTTACCGAAATCAAAATATGACTTCACCTCATATTGTAAACCTATCGTCCGTGCATCCAAAACCTTTCCTCCTTGCATCAAACAGACACGAAAGGAAGGTGTGTCGTCAAAGTAATCAGCATAGTCGTATATAGACTTTATCACCCAGTAAGGTTTGCCATCTTCCCACATGACATCGAACGATGCCAAAGACGGTTCTATGCTCAGTGATAACCCGAAAGTGTCAAGCCTTCCTATTTCTAAAGAAAGCTTCTCGCCCTCTTTCCGTGTTATCATATATTTTAGGAACAGCACCACCTGAGCCGTTTTTCGCTCAGCACCAAGCACCACAGCTTTCTCTATCTTTGGAATAAGCCTGAAAACTACTGCGTCTTCACCATCTTTTCCTGGCTTCCCCGGTTCTCCTGGCTTCCCTGGTTCTCCTGGCTTCCCTGGTTCTCCATTTTTCCCATCATAAACAAAAACGACCGATTTGCTATCCACCTTCTTTCCGTCTATATAGAGATTGATGTAATAAAAGCGGACATATCCTGTATGAAGACTGAGTACCCATTTTTTATCGTCTTTGTTGTACGTTAGCGAGTATGAGGATATAGGTTGACCGTCACGTAGCACCTCTATTTGAGCCTTCGCATTATCTAACTGAACTATTTTATCACTCTCCATGCGAAAAGCTCTGATTTCGATATCGTCAGGGTTTAGCTGATCATACTTACTGACGGAAACCTGCGAAGAAGATAGTTCAAGCCTATACACAACTGCATCCTTTCCTTTGATAAGCGACCATGTATATTTGTCGGCATCAGTGCTGTCAGGCTCATCCGTGTAGCTGACATACTGACCGATGTACGCTCTATCTTTGCTGTCATCAGTACTGAAGTCTACTTTTCCGTCTGGTGAGTTTGCATACGCAATATGTAAGTGTGGCGTTTGACCGTCTTTCCCGTCATTCACCGCCGCTATTGTCATAATGCCTCTGGCTAATACTTTGTTCATGAAATGAGTTTTTAAGTTTACAAGTTGACGAGTTCACAAGTTTACGAGTTAATTCATAATTGTGGCTAACAACACATCAACTTGTGAACTTGTCAACTATATTATGAATTATCATGAGTTCTCCTTCGGTTTCCCTCCTCTTTATGCTTTTCTAACCTCGCACACAAAAGTTGCCTTCTGGTCTACGTCGGCTGCCAATACTTTCAAAGGGTTTCCCGTCTTTGTGGGCGACGATGTGCCAGTGAAGTTCTCTCGAGCACCTGCCTTGTTGTACTTCGTCCATGTGTAGGTAAACTTAGATGTCTGTGCGCTCACATCTTCTAACTTCACGCCATTTTGCCACACCTCGGCGTTGATATCTATTTCTCCCTTGCCATTGACGATGACATTTCCCTTTGGGGCATGCAGCACTACCTCGTATGGATCAGTGCGGTCTTCGAACGTGACGATGGCTTCGGAGGTTTGCCCATCGTCAGTGGCTATCACCTTGTAAGTCTGTACATTCAACACATCATCAGCATGTACTGTGAGCGTGCTGTTACCACCATTTGTTTGTACCCCTGTAGAAATATCCTCGAACGTGCCGTTAGCAAAATTCAGTTTCTGCCATTGAAACTTCTGAATAGAAGTATCGTGTACACCGCCACGATAGCACTCGGCATGCGCTGTCAGTTCTGTGATGCTCGTATCAAAGCTGTTTCCTTTCGGCTGTGTCAGCACCACTTGAAGAAGTGCCCCTGCTGATGTGGACTTAATGACCTGCGTCTGCGCCTCAAGCACCGTGTCGACATTTGTCAATGTGTCATGATAAGTTGCCTTGACGTTGATGTTCAACGCATTCGAGGAAATGTTGCTCGCTATGGTAAGCACTGCACCTGCACTGATGGCTCCCACAGAATACCCTCCAGCACTCTTGCCAGCCTGCAACTTCGTACCATTGATGTCATACTCGATAGAAGTGAGTGCACTGACCATGTTCTGACCACTGCCAGTCACATACACTTTAGGTGTAATCGTGTTCTTGTCCGTGCTGAAGTTGGGTACATACACCTTGGTGTCAGGATTGTACATCTGCGACGGATTTTTCACTTGCAGTATCATGGATATCTGCTTTGCATCATTCAAATCTACAATTGTGATTTGTCCTCTTGATAAAATTTTGTTTGCCATTTTTTTTAGTTTATGAGTTTTTTAGTTTACGAGTTCACGAGTTGATAGCTTTGCTAACCACAAAGTTCAATGTTCAACGTTATCACAAATCAAGCACTCCACTTGTGCAATGTTGTTCACCTCCTGCGCACTCAGTTCTATTCTGCTTCCGCACTGCTGGTGACGTTTATTCCAAAGTGCATCATACTCGGGATTACCGCTATGGATGACCCACGAGAACTGCCAGTCTTCCAGCGTTTCCGTTATTTCTTTCGTGCCATAATACACCACGGCAAAAAGCCAGACAGAGCCTTGCCCATTACGAATAATGTTTCCGTTGGGCGTATCGGTGAAAATGTTTACCGTATAACTACTCTCGCCTTTATCTCCTTTGCTGCCCTTGTCCACCAACATCATCCATGCATCACCTTTGCCTGGTTCTTCTGTCGTTCTCTTACCAGGCTCAACGATGCACAGCCATTGCCTACCGTCATGCGTTACGCTGTCATAGTAGCCGTATTCCTTTCCGCTTTTCCATTCACCGAGCAACACAGGTACGGGTCTTATCTCACCCGATGAGCTCCTCGCCCTCAAGTTACCCACTATCTGATTGTCATTCTGTGCAAGATACGTCTCCCTATGCTTGCTTAAGTCATAGTTGTTCACACCGACATACTTTGCCCAGTATGGCGCCACCAGTCCGACGTCAATACTCTTGTAAGCACTATTCACGATGACGCTCTGCCTGTCTGTGTTGGTTCTATTTCCTATCTGTGCTGTTTCATCACCTACCAGTGGCACATCGCTGTTATCAGCGCAATCCGTCCTGCTTAGTACAATCTTCAAGCACTCTACCTCTTCACCGTTGATGTTTCGCCTGACAGGCGTTGTTGGAGCCTCCGTCACTAATCGCCAATAAAAGTGATTGCAGACATTGTGATTCGTTCCAACCCCTACGTTGAACCCACCGTAACACATCATCTGGTCATTCACCTCACACATCTGCACAAGCTTCACGCCGTCTTTCTCGGCTCGTTGATAGCACGCATACCCTTCTGTTGTTTCTTCCGCATCATCAATCTTAAACGTTGCCGCACTTTGGATGATGATGCCTCCCGCTGCTATTGCTTTGAGTATTTCCAGCTCAAAGAATGTCGCCTTCCCCGTTACCGTGAGGTTCCTGGTAGTGACGTTTCCCGAGTTGTTGATGTCCCCCTCGTTGTTGATGTTGCCTGTGTTTTTAATGTTGCCATCGTTGTTGATGTCACCCCTGTTGACAATGCCCTGAAAAAAGCTTACCGTCTTTGAGATGACTCCCTTGAGGAAGGTCACGACCTCTGCTGCCGTGTTGGGTATGTCGTTTCGTAGGAAGTGCGTCAGTGTTTTTGATTCCAAGCTCACCTCATCCGCCCTTGTTGCTTCGTCCGCTTTCTTGGCATGCTCTGCCTGTTCGGCGATGATGGCCTTTTCCGCCATTTTCGCCGTGTCGGCTTTGCTGGCGTGTACCGCCTCCTTGACGGACTTGTCTCCATAAGCTGCTCCCGGTGTTCTGACCGTTGGCGTTGTAGCCTTATTTTTCGGTTTCTTGATAATCTTTACGTCTATCATTTCTCAATCTCCTTTAACGACATTTCAGCTTCTCCCGATTCGAGGTTCCTTGTGATGCCTTGTACGAAAAAGTATTTTCCCATTGCGGGATGCCTGTATTGATTGAACGTGCTGACGCGTTGCTCCTTCTTGTCGGTGAGTTTTTGCGTCATGAGAATTCTGGGCAGGTGGTACTCGTTGTAATAGCTGTCAACATACAGCTGCTCCGGCTTTGCCTGTCTCTTCGTTGTGTGGTCGTAGAGCTTGATTACCCCGTCGCCGGTGAGCAAGTTGAGTGGCGTGCTCATGCATACCCCCTGTGCCACGCCCAGCTGCCTGCATTCGTCCGAGGTGAGTGCCGAGTTGATTTTGAATTCGATGTCATCCTTCCTGTTAACAAACTGCTGCTTGTCGTCGCTCATGTAGACGATGTCGCTGTCACCCGGTCTTTCTATCATCCCATTGTCGCTGTACACCTTCACCTGAAAATCCTCGATGAGAATGCTGCTGACGTTCGCCAGCAGTGAAATGGTGTTGCTGGTCCACTTGGTATGCCTGAAGAAGGTGGGGTGCCTCCTTGTGATGTTCTCCCATGTGGCGTTTATTGGTCCGAGGATCATGAACTTGACCTGTCCGCTGACCTTGTCCGCCCTTATGATGGGAATGGCCGTCCCCTCGACATCAATTCCCATTTTGTAGCTGATGTTGTTTTGTATGTCAAATTTTCTTCCGATGAGCTTGTCTCCGACTTTTGGATCGAATCCAATGGTGAAGCACTGCTGGTAATACTCGTCGTCGCTGGAGCACTGCTCCCTTGTTTTGTATTCTCTCCATTTGAAGTTATCGGGACTGCCCCCGTCTCCCCCCTCAACCACGCACTTGTCTCCGATGATGAGCATGCAAGCCAACACCGCTACTTTCGAGATTCTGTCTGTTCCGTCCCCAATTGCACTGTAGTTGAACTCGATTTGCTCTGGCGCCGACCCCGTGAACGGCACCAGGCCCTGTGTGGTATCCTTGTCCCATACCGGCTCTTCGGCTGGTGTGCCAGCTTTCCACCACTGTTGGGTGTAATACTTGTTCCTGTCGTTCTTGGCTGGAACCGTGTGGTGCCACCACTGCCTGATTCCCGTTCCTGTGTACGCTTCGCTGGGTTGGTAGTCGTTGATGGCCCTGAAGTTATCCGTGAGCGGCATGAGGGGATTGAGAATAATGTTTCCGCTGATAACGATGTAGTTGGTTGTCTTGTCATCGCTTGGTGAGAATACCCCTCCCGACGCACTTCCCTCGTATACAGCCCTTGGAATGGACGCCTTAAGACTTTGCTCGTTTGGAAACACTTTCGCCGGGTTGTTGTCGATACCGTTTCCGTTGACACTCACGACAAGATAGTTGGTCATTTGCACTTTTGCGATGGGTGCGTTATCTTTCACCGCACATTTCTGCTCCACCTTTCCAAAAGCGATGATGGCTGCTGCGTCATTGTTTCTCAATGCGTTGGGCAACGCCTGCTGGTTGCGCCCACTTTGACTGTACTGCTGCATGATGCTTCCCGTACCGTTGACTGGGAATCTCCACTGCTGGTTCTCCATGACGCGGACGAACCAATGTGTGATGAAGGCTCCGTCATAATCAGTCGTTCTTCCATGCGTGATGGCGTCAAAAGCGTCGATGGAGGAGTTTCCCTCTCCATCGCAACTGTACTCGGTCATATATTTTTGCTTGGCGTTGTAGGGGCTTGCGAGTGTGTTGTTGTCAAACGGGCTCTCGATGACGTTCTCCACGCTCTCGGTCTTGCATGTGAGCAGCAGCTGGTTATACACCTCGCCAACGCTGATGGTAGTGTCTTCGCCGACGACGTTGCTGTTACTGATGTCCACGCATTGCCTTGTGGTGACCGCCTCTTGTGCACTGACGAGGTCACGCCACTTGATGGGCTGCTGGCTCTTTACGCTTTCCCATGCGAAGATGTAGAATGTGAAGCCCTCTTGCCTGATGTGTAGATTGAGGTATTTGAGTGTTTCCTCGAGCACTTCGTCCTGCTGCCACACCTCATCCTCGTCATCGCCAAGAAAGAGCAGCTCATTGACGGAAAGGTGGCTGAAAAGCGAATATTTGTCCTGTTCGAGCCTGTCGACAGCGCGGCTTCCGTCGTATAATAATGCCTCCTTTCCCTGTCCCTTGACATCGACCCCCTTGGTGATGTCTCTGAGCATTTGGATGATGATGTCTGCCATCGTGCGCTGTTTTGCCGTGGCCTTGATGCCAGCGTATGCCACCCCCAAGGTTCCAACGCCTCGGTACTTGGCATATCGCATCGCCGTGAGTATGTCGATGCAGCTCAGCTCAATCTCGTCTTGCTCCTCATTATATCCCTGCGAGTAGGTCTGTGGCTCTACGAATCCGGCGAAGAGACATTCCCCCTCCCGATAGATGTTGACCACCACGTCGCGGCATGACGCGGAGAAGAAGTCGGGCACGAAATTTTTTGTGAGGAGCCTCACGCTCGCCTGTTGACAGAGCAGCACGTCGAAGGTGTCGCTGACCTGGCTCGTGATGTCCACGGGGTCGTCGGTCCAGCTGATGCCGCTATCCTTTGCCCCTATCTCTATGTCTGGCGTATGGCTGCCTTTCGTGAGGATATGCACCTCTATGCGCTCGTTGAGCTGGTTGTAGAAATGTCCGTGTATGTACATTGAGTTTATAAGTTTTTTAGTTCACAAGTTGACAAGTTGACAAGTTGATAGCTTGAAGTTTTTTAGTTGATGAGTTTTTAAGTTTGTAAGTTGACAGTTCAAAGTTCAAAGTTTAAAGTTTAATATTCGTCTTTTTCCTGTTAATGCGCGTCTCGTTGGCCAGTGCCAGCACGATGTCTCTCCCTCTGAGCCTTGCCTCCAGCTTACCGCTGAACCCACTGCCGGTGTCGCCTATCAGGGATTTCAGTTTGTCAAGTGGCGCTATTACTTCAGGGTTGGAGCTTGCTCCGCCATATTCTCCCATAAGGGCGAGTGTCGGTCCATAGACCAGACCTCCGTTGGCAAATTTCGGAAGAGACATCATCATGCCGACCAATGAAGCCACCATACCCACGCCCACTGCTATGCCCACGAAGGGTATGCTCGCATGGGCCTTCATTGTCTTGGCAGCTGCACCTGCGACATCGGCTGTAGTCTCCGCATGAGTAGCGGCAGTCCGAGCTGCGCTGTTCGTAACCTCAATACCTGTAGCCGTGGTGTCTATCGTAGCCTCTGTAGTCTTGGCCACGCCTTGTGCCATTGTGGCTGCGGTATTTGCCTGCGTAACACCAGTGAGTGCCTGCACAATCGCAATGATGCTGTTGATGCCCTGATAAATCTGTATAGCTGCGTCCACCACACTGGTAATGGTTTCCCAAGCCCCACGGTTGCCCTGAAGCGCATCAGTCAGCGAAGATATGCCACCACCTATACCTTTGAGAGAACTCCACGACTTCTCCACGGTAACATTGCTCTTTTTAAGGATCTTCTGGTAGTTCTCATAACTCTCCACCAGTTTGTTCACTTCGGCGCGCTGGCTTTCGTCCATCGGGTTCTTCGTGTCCGCAAGCATATCCTGCAACTCTTTGATGCGTTTCTTTAGTCCATCCAAGCCCATTACCCGCAGTTCCATCGTAAGCTCCCTGCCGTTCATACCACCAAGCTTGCCGACCTCCTCCTGCAATTCAGGAATACGTGTCAGTTGTTTCATGGCATTGCGCTTCTTCTCCAATGCCATAATGGTGCGCTCTATTTCCGATATTTCAGAGGCGCTTGCCTTCTTCTGCTTTGACTGATAGTAGCTGATGGCGTTGTCCAGCTTCTCGATGCTGTCAAGCCTTGCAATATCCTCAGGCTTTTTCAGTTCAGCCAATGTGTCATCCCACTTCTTACGCAGGTCATTCAGCGCATTGATCTGCTTCTGTATTTCGATACGTTCCTCCTCTGTGGCGGTTTTCAGTAAATCCGAGTAGTACTGTAGTTCTTCCTCCAACTGCCTGTATGTCCTTATCTTATTGATGCCAACATCTATGTGCGCATTGCGTTCAAATGCCGTTTTAAGGTCATTCAAACGCCGTATCTCCTTATCTATTCCGGCAAGCTCCGATTTTGTGGCTCGTTCCCTAAGTGCCTGCTGGTAGTTTATTTCGTTGTTGATGTCCTCAAGGGATTTCAGTTCCGCAGAGCGTGCAGCCATTTCCTGAATACGGCTGATGGTTTCCTGCTGCTTCTGGAGCAGGGTTATCTTCTGGGCATAGAGGGCGATAGTCTTGGTCTCGGAGCCCTTGGTCGTTTCGAGTTTGTTCTGATAATACTGGATATTGTTGCCAAGCTCCTTGTAACTCGTGGCGTTGGCTATGAGTTTCTTGCCGTCATATAGGTCGGTTTCTTTCTTGTTCCTCTTTTTATCTTTGTCTTTTTTGTCGCTGCCGCTGACAGGAGAATTGAACTTCTTGTTCCCTTTGAGTGCCGCCTGTGCATTCTCGGTCTTTGCCTTCGTGTTCTCTTTTAGCGCCTTGGTCTGTTTTTCTATCCCGCCTGTCTGTTTGACAGGACCGTTGTCATCTATGCCAAAGAACTTCTTTACCCATTCCCACGCCTCCTTGATAACGGTGCTTGCCTTCTCAAAGGCTTTCACAAGGAAGTCCCATACAGCGGAAGCCAAGTCTTTTACCACAGCCCATACTTGGTCGCAGATGTTGCGGAAGGTCTCACTATTGTTATAGGCTGCCACCAATATGGCTACCAGTCCGGCTATCGCCATAATGACTATGCCAATGGGATTGGCACTCAGCACGAAATTCAGTGCTATCTGTGCTATCTTCCAAGCATTGGAAGCAAGCACGGCAATCTTTGAGGCTGCAGCCTGTGCGAGAGTGGCAATCTTGACAGCCCTCAATCCAGACACAACGGCCACCAAACCGCCTTTCAGTTGTGCCATACTCATTAACGCCAGTCCCGTGTTGGCTATCATTTCCATATAGGGGGCAGAGGTACTTGCCAAGGAACCCGCCCAGTCAAGCATGGACTGCACTTGATTCTTAAGCATTTGTCCGACACTGTCTCCCGTGCTTGCCATCTCATTGAAGGCTTCATCAATCGTACCGGCAGAATCAGCCATTGCTCCAATATTCTCCGAGAATTTGTCTTTCTGCTCCCCAGTCAAGGAACCGAGCAGACGCAATGCCTCCGCGCTGCCGAACAGCTGTCCATAGATAGTTTCACTGAGCTGTCCGGTCTTGGCTGAATATTCCTGAATGCTTGCATCCAACCCCAATAGGAAGTTCTCAAGCCCTCCTGCAGCCTGTACGCTTGCAGCATTGAAGCCTATGCCCATAGCCTCCGCTGCCTGTGTCGCTTCCGCAGACGGTTTGATAAGCGCATTCAGAACAGCCGCCAACTGGGTAGAAACTTCTGCCGTATTACCGGTAACACCGGTGGTAGTGGCGAAGACTGCCATAAGCTCATCCATTTCCACACCCAATTGAGAGGCACTTCCGCTGACACGGGGCAGTGCCTGACCAAGTTGCTCAAAGCTCGTCACGCCATTTTTGGCGGTCATCTGTATCTTATCCTGAATAGCCCCAGCTTGATCCCAGCTCAGTCCATAGTTCTTGATGAGGGTTGATGTTACCGTTACGGTCTGCCCCAAATCGGCAAGTCCGCCGACAGCTGCCTTGCTTGACTGCTCCAAGAAGGCTATCCAGTTGTCTTCGGGCACACCGTTCGATATGGTCTGGTACAACCCATTAGCAAGTTCCTCGCGGGCCAATGGTATGTTCTTGCTCAAGCCGACAATCTTATCGGAGAGCGCATCAAATTCCTCTCCGCTTTTGCCAGCCATCGTGTTGGCACTGCGCATAGCTGTTTCAAAGCTGTTAAAAGGGGCTGCCAAACCGCCTACCATATCACGGAGAGTTTCGACAGACCGCATTGCGCCCTCGAATACCATGCTCTTCGCTGCCATTTCCTTCAGCTGGGAGCCTGTGTTGCGCGCCGTATCGCCCACCTGCTCCAAGGCATCCTCCAGTCCGGTAGCCTCTACGGTCAGGTTCTTCAGGACGTTGCCGTCTACGCTTTTTATCTTGATTTGAAATTCTACTGCCTTTGCCATCATCTTAATCCATTGCACCGTTTCGCTTCCTCGAAACGCCTGTTAAATTCTTCTTTGCTGATTTCCTCACTGTCGGTAGGGCTCTTTTCCTCGTCCCACGGCAGGGGGAGAACGTCATGTGCCGTCAATTTACCTTTCACGTATGGTTGGATAAAGAACATGGCCAACACCCTTGCTCGTTCCCATTCGGAACGTTCCCTGTCCTTATGCTGCTGCCCCCACCTGTTCCACACTTCATAGAACTCGAAAGGGGTGCACCGTTCAAAGTCATCCCTGCTCATCCCGATGCACCCCAAGGCCAATCCCAGCAATTCGTCAATGCTTACTTGCCTCGCACCGGGTTCTCCGTTTTTTTTTGTGAGGCAGCCATTTCCTCGTAGAAGGAATTGACACTGTCCGGCTCCAATGAGTCGGCAAACATCTCGAAGTCCATGTCGAAGTCCACTTTGTCCGCATGGCACGCACTCTTTACGCAGCAGAAGATGAAGAGTACCAGTTCCGATATATCGTTCTGCTTCAGTTCACTCACGTCCTTTCCTGCCTCATGTTTGAAGCGCACCATTGCTCCCATAGTTACACGGCAGGGATATTCCTTGCCGGCTATCTTCAGTTTGTTAAGTTTCTTGTTGTCCATAATAATTTCTTTTTATCCTCCAGGTGATACAGAATTTCCGCCTGACAGCCCAGAGTCGGCTTTCGTTACCGCACCGCTGTTCTGCAGGGTGATGGAATACTTCGCATCATCGCCAGCTTGACCGTCAAGGTCCAATGACGTGATGAGATACTTACCTTTATACCCTCCGCTGGCTTTTCCTGTACGTTTGTCACCGTCACGGAGGTTGTATGCGCCATCAACAGGCTCACCCTTCAGCATAGCATCTTTCAGTTGATCATAACTTGGAACTTCTGCTGTTCCGTCCGTAAGTACCACACCATCGGCGGTAATCTGCTCCGAGAAGCTCTTGATGTAACTCTCTTTCCATTTGCCGCCTGAAGCCTCCTTGGTTACACGCTCTCCTGTTTCGGCAGAGGTAGAAACCTTGCAGCCTGTCGAGAAACCGAGTGCATTCCCACCGATAGATAGGATGAGGTCAGTTCCGTCTAAAACACTTTTTGCCATATCTTTCTTGTTAAATTGGTTAATTGTCGTGCAAATGAGCGCAATCAAGCTCTCTTGTTTTGCCGAATGCAGCCGACAATCAACAGGGTTAATACTATGCCGGCCGCCACCCCGGCGATGAAGGCGATGAATATAATTTTGAGGCCAGGGGATGCGCGCTCCTTTACCGTTTCCCTCAACTCGCTGTTCAACCGCTTAGCCTCATTGAGTTGCCGTTTCAGCGTGATGATGCTCTTTGAGTAACTTGCGGCTACCAGCTCCAGAGAGTCGCATTGTGCCTCAATGATGATTTGCTCAGGCTCATTCGCCCTTGCCGGTTTCCTTTGGAGCCTCACAGCCGCCTGTTTGTCCCTTGCCGTGTACGCCGCCCCTGGTGGCAGCTGCCTGATGCTGTCGAGTGGCAGCTTGAGACCTACCGTCGACATGGGAACCCTCAGCGGCTTCTGCCATGTTTGTGTGACCGTCGTCGTGAGACTGTCCCTTTGCAGGCTGATGCTTTCCGCGTGCAGGCTTTGGCGTGTCACTGTCTTGGTCGAGCGACAGCTCCACGCTGACAGGGCAAGTAGTGCGATGAGGGCATATCTGAATAGCCTCGATGGCCCTTGAGAGGCGGTTGAGCGCCCGGCGCATCTTGTCGCCATCGGTGCGAAGATTCTCAATTTTGTCATAGTTAGTTTCGTTTTGCTGCTGCAAGCTGATGAGCTCACGGCTCACCATGTCGTACATCTGCTTGTAGGTATCTTCTATCTTTTTTTTCTCCTCGACGGTTCTGAGGCGTCGGTTGGCAATCCAGGCAATGGCGGCGCCGATACCGCCCGATGGGATTGCCCATTGCAGGATTTGAAATATCGTGTCTCCCATTGCTCTGTGTTATAAATGCTGATTGAACGTTTGCCGTATGCCTATCTCACGAAGCCATGCCGCCACATTGAACGCCGGGCACGCCTTGCCGGGATTCAGGTCATGGTGACCAACGATGCGTATCTGTGGAAAACGGCTATGGAAATCCTGCACATAACGTTTCAAGGCCTCGCGCTGTGCCGCCGTGCGTGTGTCTTTAGGGCGCATGGCGCTGTCGCATCCGCCCACATACACGATGTGACGGCTCACACTGTTGTACCCTGCCGCACCATTGGTGATCTCCCAGTTGTCTACACGGTCGTCTTCGTTGTTCTTCACCAGTCGCTCCACACGTCCGTCGAGGTGGAACATGTCTGTGTAGCCCACGTGTCTCCACCCCCTGCCTGCCGGGGGTGGCGCGGTGTGCCATCGGCGTATCTCAGCCGCGGTGACCTCGCGCCCCTCCGGCGTGGCGGTGCAGTGGATGACGAGATATTTCATGGGCTTGCTCATCATGCGTTTTCCTTGTAACCGCTTGCCATCACTACGCCTGCGTCGCTCTTTTTAGGCATACAGATAAAGTAATGGCGGAAGTTGATTTTGTTACGCTGGTATTCCGGATCGGTCGAAGCCTCGCTGTAATACATCTTGGTCGAACCAGTAGCCTTGAACACGCGTGGCGTGTAGAAGGCGAACGAGCATTGGAACTCGCCCTTCTCGGCGTTTGCGCCAAGTGCTTTCTTGACGCCAGCCTGCGTATAGAGCGGCGTGTTGGCATACTCATAGATGTCAAAGCCATATAGCTTGCCTACCTTACCGGTGTTGCGGTCAATGTTGTACTGCTCACGGAAGTTCTGACTAACGAGCAGCAGGTCGTTCACATGATCAGGACAAAGAACGAGGCGGCGGTTGTCCGCAGGCACCTTCATCTTGTCCAACGCCCGCTTCATCGCCACAAGGTCTTGAGGTGTCAGGCGCAGGCGACCCGTCTCAGCGTCGCGCTCTCCGGTAGTGGTAAGCACGGGCGTGGTGGCGCTGTTCTTCTGAGCGCAGAGCGCATGGGCAGCCTTGGCGAATTTAGAATCGTTGATGGCGTTGCCGTGACTTTCCTTCACCCGTGCCATCTTGTCGTAGCTCACCGCATAGAGTTCGTCGTCCGTGATAGGAGTAACCTTGGTTTGGAACTTATCGAGCTTCACGGCAATATCCTTATCATCCAATGCCTGAAGGGGAATCGGATAGGTGGTGTTATTCACCAGCACGTCAGGGTCCACACCAACATCGACGAGGTGAATGACGTCGTTGTTGGTGATGGAACTCTGATCTGGCACGCCGTCGAGCCATGAGCCTTCAAGGCCGCTGCGCAAAGCCTTAACCAGCTCGCCAGTCCATATCTCTGTAAATACTCCGGCACGCAACACGCCTTGGGGCATAGTCCCGGCAAGCACGGCCACCACATTCATTCCCACAGCACCTGTCATGGGGGAAAGCCCAAGAACCGATGCAAAGGTCGCGCCCGTCACTGCATTGAAGAGCAGGGTACCGAGCAGCATTAAAATTCTGTTCATTGTCAATTTTTTTTAAAGGGTTATACTTTTAGATTTCGCAATCGATACCATACTCAGCCTTGTACAGGCGTTTGTATTCCTCGGGATTCTCCAATCGCAACGTGGCAATTTGCTCAGCTGGCACATCACTCAGTTTTGTGAACTTCTGTTCACCTGTAGGAGCGCCACCCTGATGTCCTATCACGGAAGACAGCTTCACCGAAGGATGCATCGCCTTCAGGGTCTTCTCCAGTTCCTCCGCGCCAATCTTCTTGCCCAGCTCCACAAACTGGTCTTTGTTGTTTAACTCAATGCGTTTGTCGGCAATGGCTTGCTCGACAAGGCTGTTGATTCTCGCCAAGGTGAGCTTCTCTTTTTCCTGAAGCAGAGACGCGTTCTGTTCCTTGACGGCTTTCAACTCGGCAATCTTGGCGGAGATTTCAGCCTCGGTGGCCGTTTCAGGCAGCCCCAAATTCAGGGCAATGGTTTTGTTTTCCATTTCTTCTGTTTTTTGTTTGTTATTATTATTCAAAAGCGGCAGCGGGCAATCTCCGTCCCTGCCGAGGGTTATTCTTTTTCCGTCTTTATGAAGCACGAGGGCATCATCATTGGCACCGACATCGGCAACGCTTACCTCAAATAGCTTGCTCTTTGTGATGGTAGGACGTGTCTGCCCCTGGACAAGCACGCTCGCATCCTCACTTGTTTCCAATATATCCAAGCCGGCGCTCACCATTCTCAGGCTGCCGAACTCAAACTGCTTCTTGCAGCGTTGGCTAAGTTCCGAGGCGCAGTCGAACATCAGTTCGCCGGTTACCTCATTGTTCTCCACCTTCAAGTCCTTCACATAGCCCACCACGTTGCCACGCTCGTGCATATAGAGCAGTACGGGGTTACGGTTGTACTGAGCCACGTCCAGACCGCTCGTCAGTACTCTGAACCCGTAGCTGTTCAGACTGTCATTGGATATTCTTACTCGTTTTCCCATTTGCGTTAGTTTATGAGTTTATTAGTTTACGAGTTTACGAGTTCACGAGGTGATAGTTTTCAAGCAACAAGTCTATTTACTCGTCTACTTGTCTCCTTGTCAACTCGTCTACTATCTACTTTTTTCGACTGCAATATTAAGCGATAAATCGCTGATTGCCAAAAAAGTATGAAACCGCTACACGCTTCTATGAAGTGACTGCATCTTTTTTTTGCAACCTCAATAAAATAAGGCAATTTTGCAGTGAAAACGAAACTCCTAAGCAGACGTTTGAAAAACGCCTGCTATATAAAAACATACAAGCTGATTTATGACAAAAGCAGAAACAGAAAAGAAAAAATCACTGGCACGCTCTCTCTACCTTGCAGGAATGGAGCAGAACGAGATAGCGGAGAAAGTTGAGGTGTCAAGGGTTACCATATCCAAGTGGTGCAATGCGGATGGGTGGAAGGAGGCGAGGGCGGCAAAGAACGTGACACGACCCGAGCTGGTAAACAAACTGCTGCTCACCATTGACAAGTTGATAACCGAGGTGAACGAGTCGGAAGACCCAACGCTCATTGCTGGCATAGGCGACAAGCTTGCCAAGCTGTCCTCCGTCATCGAGAAGCTCGACAAGAAGGCAAATGTCGTGGATGCGATTGAGGTCTTTATGGCATTCTCCAAGTGGCTGGAGTACCGCGCAACCATCGACCCCTCTGTAACACCCGAGCTCATCAAGACCATCAACAAGTTTCAGGATATGTACCTCACCGAGCAGATGGGAATCAAATGATAATTCATAATCTATAACGAGGAGACGAGGAGACGAGGAGACAAGTTAACAAGTTGATAGCCATCAACTCGTCAACTCGTGAACTCGTCAACTCGTAAACTAAAAAAACTACCCCCCCCATGGCAACAGCAGCAGAAAAGAAACTGGCATTCGAACAGTGGGAAGAGCATTGCAAGCGCATTCAGTCCATTACGGACACTACGGCACTTGCCAACGAAACACCTGCCCAGAAAGAAAGGCGCAAGGAAAGACTGCTCAGCAACTATGCAGCTTTCTGCGAGTACTACTTTCCACATTTCCTCACCCTGCGCAACAAGACAACAGGCGAAGTAGTCCGCACGGTACACAATGCGCCGTTCCACAACCAAGCCGCGCGCAAGATTATGGATACGCCTAACCTCAAGGCGGTATTCATGTGGCCCAGAGGACACGCCAAGTCCACGCACTTTGACATATTCATGCCCCTATGGTTGATGCTCCGCCCCAAACGGCTCATCAACTTTATGGTTGTGGTGGGCAAGTCGCAGGGAAGCGCGAACCGACTCCTTGGCGACATTCAGGCAGAACTGGAGTACAACCAGCGCATCATCGCTGACTTCGGTCAGCAGAAGAATCTCGGACTGTGGACGGCAGGGGAGTTCAAGACTTCCTCCGGCGTGAAGTTCCTTGCCGTAGGCCGTGGTCAGTCGCCGCGTGGACTACGTGAACGCGAGGCGCGACCGGACTATATCGTCATTGACGACCTTGACGACGATGAACTCTGCCGTAATGAACGCCGTGTGCGCGAACTCACCGACTGGGTGAAGGAGGCGCTCTTCGGTGCACTCGATGTGGGGCGTGGACGCTTCCTTATGGTGGGTAACCTTATATCCAAAACCTCCGTACTGGCCAATATCGCAGCCACGAGGGGCGTATTCGTCTCAAAGGTTCAGGCCGTCGATAAGAACGGGGAGCCCGTATGGAAGGAGAAATGGACCAAGGAAGATGCGCAGGAGTACCGTGACTTCGTGGGCTACCGAGCATGGGAGAAAGAGATGATGCATAACCCCATCGTGGACGGCACCATCTTCCGAGACGACTGGATAAGATACAAGGCCATGCCGTCGCTCCGAAAGTACGACATGCTGGTGTGCTACACGGACCCTTCGTTCAAATCAACGACGGCCAACGACTACAAGGCTTCCCGCCTATGGGGCAAGATTGGCAAGGAGCTGCATCTCATCGACTGTTATGTACGGCAGGATACCGTCGGCGGTATGGTACGCTGGCTCTATGACCTCTACGAGCGGACGAGGGACAAAGTGGCCATACTCTTCTTTATGGAGGCAAACTTCATGCAGGACGTCATTCTTGACGAGTTCGCCGTGGAAGGCATCCTCCGCGGATACCAGCTGCCGATTATGCCCGACAAACGGAAGAAGCCGGAGAAGATACAGCGCATCGAGGCTGTCAGCCCGCTATGGGAACGCGGCTTTGTCTTCTATAATGAGAAGCTCAAGGATTCGCCGGACATGCAGGTAGGCATAGAGCAGACACTGGCACTCGAACGTGGCAGCCGTGTACACGACGATGCGCCTGACGCAGATGAGGGGGCGATATGGATACTGCAGCGCAACGCAAGGCAGGAAAGTTTTCAACCGGTGTTCGGCAAAAGACCGACCGCCAAAAATTCATGGTAGTATGGTGATAGTAGACGAGTTGACAAGGAGACAAGTTAACAAGGAGCCTCCCCTAACCCCTCCGAAGGAGGGGGATTGGTTAGCTGAACTAACAGCTCGTGAACTTGTGAACTTGTAAACTCGTAAACTTGTAAACTAAAAATATAAACTTATGTTCATCACAGATGAAGATTACAGGGTGGTCATCGGTGAAACAGCCTTAAAGACTGTATCACAGACCTCTGCCGAAAACCGTGCCAACGCGGAGAGCGAGGCACAGGAGGAGATTTCAAGTTATCTTAGGCCTGTCTATGACTGCAAAGCGGTGTTTGCCGCAGATGGCTTCAGTCGCAATAAACTCATCGTCATGTTTATGTGTGACATCGCATTGTACCACATGACGGCATCTCTGCCACAGAAGATGGGAAGCGAGATTAGAAAAGAGCGCTACGAACGCGCCATCAAGTGGCTTGAGGGGGTGCAGAGTGGAAAAATAGTGCCGGATATCCCTGTGGCCATGGATGACAAGGGTGAGCCGGCAGGCATAGGCGTTTTGTTCCATTCCCAAAAGCCATTGAGACATAACTGGTAAACTCATGATAATTCATAATTCATAATCCATAATTCATAATTTTACTAACAACTCATCAACTCTCAACTAAAAATATGAATTATGAATTCTTAATTATGAATTAAATAAAACATAGTCCCACATAGTCCCACATAGTCTTACATAACAACTCATCAACTCTCAACTAAAAGTATGAATTATGAATTCTTAATTATGAATCAACTCGTGAACTCATGGATATAAAAAGATTTTTCAGCGGTTTAACAGGACGCTCTGACACGAACGTTCTTCATACCCCCTACGGAAGTTTCAACCTTGCCAAGGAAGATGACCGTAAACGAATGAAACACGTCGTGATGACGCTACAGCAGACCACCGACGCACTCACCCGTAAGGACATCGCGGACTGGCGCAAGGCGTGGCAGCTCGCCATCAACGTTGATGAGCCGAACCGTCAGAGGCTCTACGACATCTACCGCGACACCGATGCGGACGGACATCTTTCAGGTTGCGTGCGCCAGCGCGAGGGCTTCGTTATGGCCAAGTCGTTCAAGCTCGTGGACAATGCAGGAAATGAGAGTGATGAGGCATTACACTACTTTGACCAGTCGTGGTTCAAGCAGCTCTGTCGCCTCGCACTTGATTCCGTATATTGGGGTCACTCACTCATTGAACTGGGAGACATAGTGCAGGACGGCGACGGATGCGCCTGCTACAGTGGCGTTCGGCTTTTACCGCGCAAGCATGTCATTCCTGAATATGGACGTGTCGTCAGCGACCTTGGGCAAAGCTGGAACACGGGAATAGATTACCGCAGGCCGCCGTTCTCCGACTGGCTCATTGAGGCGGGACAACCGGACAATCTTGGGTTGTTCTTAAAAGCTGCTCAGCATACTATCCCAAAGAAAAACATGCTTGCCTTTTGGGATACTTTCGGAGAAATATTTGGAATGCCGATGCGTATAGCCAAAACAGCATCACGTGACAATAAGGAAATAGACCGCCTTAACCGTATGCTCGTCGAGGCTGGAGCCTCGCAGACCGCCGTCATGCCACTGGACACCGAACTTGAGTTCATTGAATCCACACGTGGCGATGCCTACAATGTCTATAACCAGCGCATAGACCGTGCCAACTCAGAACTCTCGAAACTCATCATCGGACAGACCATGACCATTGAGGACGGCAGCAGTCTTTCACAAAGTCAGACCCACTTACAGGTGTTTCAAAACCTTGTGGAAGAGGATGCCGATATGCTGCGTGACATTGTTAATAACCAGCTCATTCCACGAATGGTCGCCCACGGCTTCCCGCTCAAGGGCTTTCGATTCGACTGGGACTATTCCACCGACTATACACCGGAGCAGCAGGTGGCATACGAGACGATGGTGGCCGACCGATACGAAGTGGACCCAAGCTATTTCGCTGAAAAGTATTCCATGCCGGTTGGCGAGCGTCGCAACAACATGATGCCGACGATGGAACCGCAGGATGACACGGACGACAATTCCCATACAAACGAGAAGAATGGAACTCGTTCCAATTCTCGAGTGCAGCCGGGAATCACCGAAGGTAAAAAGGAGCAGGATAAAAAAGATCCTGATAAAAATAAGCAGCAAAAGAATACACACCCTTTTTTTCGCCCAAGCCCCGCTGGACGGGACTCATTTAGACTGGTAGTCAACGACCTCTACTATGGTCACGAAGAAAAGTGCTGCCTCGCATCGACCGAAAAGTCCTTTGCCATATCCGACGAGGTCATCGAGCACGCACTTCACAACATCTACAGGCGAAACTTCAATCCAAAGACTGACATCGAGCCAGCATTCTTCCACGCATTCGTGTCCACACTCAACTCCGCTGCCGACAAGGGAATCAGACAGGCTCAAAAGCCAGAAGACGACTTCCTAAACGCACTACGACACAACACAGCCGTATTCGCAGCGTTCAAGACGCACCGGCTGCAGAACGATGTCGCACGGCAGCTCATGGATCCAAACGGCAATCTAAAGCCGTTTGAACGGTGGAAAAACGATGTGCAGGACATTACCTCACACCACTGCAAAGCATGGTTGCGAACGGAGTACGACACCGCAGTGCTGCGCGCAAGGCAAGCTGCCAACTGGCAGCAGTTCCAGCGAGAGAAAGATGTACTTCCAAACCTCGAGTGGATGCCATCCACATCGCCAAACCCGGGAGCAGACCACATGCCTTTCTGGGGGACAATACTGCCCGTTGACCACCCCTTCTGGGAACAGCACAGGCCAGGAGACCGATGGAACTGCAAGTGCGACCTAAGATCTACCTACAAATCAGCAACCAACGTGCCTCACGACAGTACGGCAGCCCACGACCCCCAGCCTGGACTCGACAACAACCCGGGGAGTACAGCACAAATCTTCGCACCATCGCACCCATACATCGCAAACGCATACCCAGGGGCGAAACAGGCCGTCGAGAAAGCCGTAAGAAAAGAGGAAAGGAAAGAGGAGAAAAAGAAAATCAGAAAAGCCATACAAGGGAAAAAGCTCACAAATCGTAACTTTCCACATAAGGTACTCGTCTCAAGGGCTTCTATCGACGAGTGGCTCAACCAGCCGTTCAAGTACATGGAGGAGAAAGCCAGAATGCTCACCGATATTCAGAATATACTCGAAGAGGCAGAATACCTCGGAACTGCGGAAAAACATAAAAAAATGCAAAAGGTGGCGCAGTCCCACGTCTTTAAGACGAAAGTAAAGGATATAGATGCCTATATTATTGTTAGGGAATGGGTAGACGGAACGTTCACCTTGCACAGCATCTCAGATGCACAGGACTTTATAAAGCATGTAAAAAGAAAATAGCGAAAGGAGTGCAGCTTGCCGGAACTCCAAATCCGGGGCATTCTCCTAACGCTATTCTCACCGCAAATATAAGTAATAATTTCAAAACAACAAAATAAAATGAAGAAAAATAATTTTGTTCACGAGTTAACGAGTTTACAAGTTAACAAGTTGATTGCCACAATTATGAATTAGCAATATGTCACCACAAAAATACATACAGCTCCTACAGCAAGTATGAAAAAAGGCCAGAAAAACTGGCCTAAAAGTGGTGCGCCACATAAATGCTTTGCCCCTAACCTCTTGTGAGGCTGTTGCAAATATACGCAATATTTCTTAAATGACAAACAAATATGAAGAAAAATACAAATTTAGTTCACGAGTTCACAAGTTTACAAGGTGATAGTTGTTTTAGTTGACAAGTTCACGAGCTGTTAGTTCAACTAACCAATCCCCCTCCTTCGGAGGGGTAAGGGGAGGCTCCTTGCCTCCTCGTCTACTCGTCTACTCGTCAACTTGTCTCCTCGTCTACTAATCTTAATTATGAATTAACAATATGTCACCACAACAGTTTCTACAGCTCCTACAGCAGTATAGCCGCGAGATAGCGCATGCCAGACAACGCACCCTGCCCATCAAGGTCGGACGCCTGGCAAAAGACCACTTCCAGGACAACTTCCGGCAGGGTGGGTTCGTTGACGGGGGCCTGCACCCATGGCAGCGCACACACAGACAGCAGTACGCGCACGGGGCCAGCAGACAGTATAAGCCGCTCATGTCATCACGGCAGAACCTCTACGGATCCATAGCCTATGCGCCCACCGATGCAGCCGTAACCGTAGGTACCTCCGTACCATACGCCGACATACACAATTCAGGAGGGGACATCGTAGTAACAAAAAGAATGAAAAGATTCTTCTGGGCAAAGTTCCGGGAGGAAAACGGAGACTCATGGGCAAGGAAACACAAGAATTCCGAGGCCGACTTCTGGTACCGCATGGCACAAAAGCCCGTAGGCTCAACCATACACATACCGCAGCGGCAATTCATTGGAGAAAGCCGCGAACTTGACAAGAAAATCGAACAAGCCATTGACAAGGAAATCGAAGACATCATAAGCAAATAAAAAAACGGACGGCTGACCAATGGCCAGCCCCCGCAGTCGACGAATCGGTAGTCATTAGCTATGGATTCGTTACTGCAAATATTGGAAATAATTTTTTTATTTCAAAATATACTGAAGTAAGATTGCGGATAGAAGTCATTGGAGTAATAATAAGCCATATTTTCCACAAAAAGCTGAGCAAAGAATAATACAAGCGATGCCTTTTATCACCATAACATTATTGATAAAACCATGAATGGTATAATGTTGTAAAGACTTATTCGGGGGAGGGATATAAAAAACCCCCGGCCTGTTAATTAGTCGTCTCACTTACTATTTAACCAAAAACGCCGCAAGGACGCGACCGGGGGCAATATGCCTTTCCGACCGTCCTTGCGGTTTTTAATTTTGGCTGCGCTATGCACAATAATAAGTGAGACAATGCAAAGATACAAAATTTTTGGATATGAAGATAATAGAGGTCTTGAAATTTAACAGGGAGCTGATAAAAAAGCTCAAAACATTGGGTATACGCTTGGAAGATGAGGAGTTTGTGGACTTATATACAGATTATACCACGCTGCTGAATCGTGGGGAGAAAGTATCGTATATTGTGGCTCGGCTGTCTGAGAAGTATGCGGTAAGCGAGCGTAAAGTGTACACACTCATCAAGCGATTCAAAAGTGACTGCAAACCGCTTGCAGTATGATTTGGTGAGATTGTTCTTCTGCTTCACCGAATATGACAACCTTTGTCGCACAAAATAAGTGCGATAATGAGAAAACAACATCTTTCAGCACCGCTTCCATTCCAGGGACAGAAGCGGATGTTTGCCCGGGAGTACATTAAGGTACTCCAGCAGTACCCTGACGGTACAACCTTCGTAGATTTATTTGGCGGCAGCGGTCTGTTGTCGCATATCGCCAAGTGTCAGAAGCCGAACTCCACCGTTGTGTATAATGACTTTGACGGCTATCGTAAACGGCTGGAAGCCTTACCCCAAACGAATGCCTTGCTTTCAGAATTACGGACAATAGTGGATGTGCCACGCCACAAGGCTATCATAGGTACACAGCGCGAACAGGTACTGTTGTGTATCCGCAAGCATGAGCGTACCCACGGGTATGTGGATTATATCACGTTGTCTTCATCTATTTTGTTTTCAATGAAGTATGCCACGGAATATTCAGACCTGGAGAAAGATACTTTATATAATAACATCAAGGGAGTGGATTACCCACCCTGCGACGACTATCTCGATGGGCTGACCATTACCTCCTGCGATTATAAGGAAGTATTTGAGCGTTACAAGGACGTACCTGGCGTTGTGTTCCTCGTCGATCCGCCCTATCTGAGCACGGACAGCAAGACCTACAGAATGTATTGGAAACTGTCCGATTACCTTGATGTGCTGACAGTTCTCGCTGGGCATAGATTCATCTACTTCACCTCGAACAAATCCTCCGTCATAGAGCTGTGCGACTGGATGGGAAATCACCCTAACCTTGGCAACCCTTTCAGGAACTGCCACCGCAAGGAGTTCAACGCTCACATGAATTACAGTTCGTCCTACACGGACATCATGCTCTATACGGATGTTGCTTGA